TTAAATATTATAGATATAGAATTGATTATAAGAACTATCATATCCCTCTTAATGAAATGATTGATTTCGATTCATTACTACTAACAGATGAAACTGTTAACGAATTAACTATTATTTAAATATAAACATTAAAAATAAAAACTTATGGATTTTTCATTAAATTGGTTTAAGAGTAAAAAGAAAGAAGAAAATGTACAGAAGATATATGTTCCTCAATCAACAACATCTTATGGTGTTGATCCTTTAGATCACAATGTAGAGTTTATGCATGTGCCTTATAAGTCTATTAAGATGGTTAATGATGTAATTACTGTGGTGTTACTTGATGGAACAATTATTATCAAACCTTCTGCAGTAGAACTAGATTTTATAAAAATTTCAAAAGCTACTACGATTGCTGAAATCTTAAACTTAGTAACTCTTCCCGAAATACTAGAAGAAAAACTTAAAGTTAAAGCTGAAGAAGAACGTAATATTGTTCTACATAAAGGAATCGAACTTCTAAAAGAAGTTAGTGATTTTAGAGTTGAAGATAATACTGTTTATATGGTAGGAACAAATAGAAGTGTTCCTGAACTCTTAGTTAATGAATTTATTGAAATTGTAGGAAGTTATGACTTTTCATCAATTTCTATGTCTATTAATGAGTATGTAGCAAAAAATGAAAAGTATCAAAGTTTAAAGAACTTCTTTCTTTGGGCATGTCTTAATCCAAGAGCTGAAGTAGCTAATGATCTATATGACTTTCTAAAAAGAAATAGTTTTAAGATCACTAAACAAGGATTCTTTGCAGCTCTTAGAAATGTTGTCACGCTTAATGATAATAGTGAAGAGTTTGATAACAATAGAGCACTTGTTGATTTTGTAAGTAATTCTTACAATAAGATTAAAGCTGTTTGGAAACAGAAACCTTCTAAATTTGATGTTTATAGAAATACTGATCATTTTGGAGAAAACTCTTTTTATCTTTGGAAAATTGAAGAAACTCCAAATATTAAGAATAATGGAAACGAATGTATGGGTAATTTAGAAACTCTTTACAAACAGGATATGCCAGAGATGAAAGGTAATCGTTTCACTGATGATCACACAAAAACATTCGACATTCGTGTAGGAAAAGTTGTAAGTATGCCTATGAAAAAATGTAGTTGGTCGACAGCAGATTGCGATAAAGCAGGTTTACATTTTACTTCAGATCAGATTCACTATGTAGGATGTGGAGATACTTCTATGTTAGTACTAATCAATCCAATGAAGGTTGTAGGAATAGGTACATCTAAAGGAAGATGTTATGAATATCTTCCAATTATGACAGTTCCTCGTGAAGAAGCAACACAACTTCTACATGATTTAGATTTTGATACTCTTGAATTAGATGAAGACTATGTCATTCATGAATTAGAAAGTCTTAGTGAAAAAGTCAAGAGTGGTTTCATAGCAGAAACTACTAAATATAGTTTCAATCTTCCAGCAACATCTACAGAAGAAATTGAGACTATTATAAAATCTTTATCATTAATGAAAGAACTCATTTCTAAACGAGTAAGTGTAATTAAATAATTCATGTGGTGTATTCCTTTAATTTAGGGATACATCACTAATTTTAATTTATGAAAATAAAAAAAGTAGTTATAAAAAAAGTAAAACCTCGTAATGGAGGAACAATGACTAATAGTCAGTATTTTTCTAAAATCAGATCAATACTTAGAAATGGTTTTAGATACTATAGACCTATGCAAGATGCTCTTAATTTAGTAAGTAGACCTTCTCAGTCTTTAAATAAAAAACTTAAAAAAGAATATCAGTGCTTTCATTGTAAAAAATGGTTTAAACGAGATGATGTAGAAATTGATCACATTGAAGAATGTGGTAAACTAAATTGTTATGACGATATTGTACCATTTATTCAAAGACTTACCAGAGAAGAAGTTAGTGCATATCAAGTATTATGTAAATCGTGTCATAGTATAAAAACTGAAAAGTATAAACAACTTAAAAATGAAAGACTATGATAATTCGTAGAAAAAAAGATTTATGGAAAGGATATCTTGTAGATGGTAGAGTTTATCAAACTGAGACACATACAAGAAGAGACGATTTACTTGCATGTATTGCACGTAAAGAAAGTGTTATGTGGATATTAAATGATGGACGGAAAATGACTCTTACCTTTGATCAATTAAAGGATGAAGTTGAAGATATAGGTACTCCACAGAAAAGTATAAAGAATACTTCACCTTATAGTTTATGGTGTTATACATTTATAGAAGATAACTAAAATGAAACAGAAATTATTAAAATCGACAATTAGTGTACTAGAAGCCTTAAAAGAAGATGCGAATATGGCATTGAATGGAACTTGGGATTGTACTGAACCAGGTTTCAGAGCCCAAATTAGAGCAATTAATGGAGTTTTATCAGAACTAAAAGCAAAATTAAAATGATAGAAGGAATTAAAAAAATAAATTCTGAAAGTGATTATCGTAAGATACAACTTGATTCAAGTTAAAAAAGAGAAAAGTTATAGGATTATATATTTAATTTTTGTATATTTATATATAACTAAGTTATAATAAGATGATTGGAATCTATAAAATAACAAGTCCTTCGAATAAAGTTTATATAGGACAAAGTTGGAATTTGATTAAAAGAGAGAAAGATTATAAGTCTTTAGCTAATATAATTAGACAAAGAAAAATATATAATTCTATGAAAAAATATGGAGTAGATAAACATATTTTTGAAATACTTCATATTCTTTCAGATACTACTATACAAAAAGAATTAGATTATTGGGAAATATATTATTGGAAGTATTTTATATCTCAAGGATTTGAAATGCTTAATATTAAAGAACCAGGAAAAGGAGGAAGATTAGATATTGAAACTAAAGAAAAGATATCTAAATCAAATAAGGGAAGAATTAGAAGTGAAGAAGTAATGAGTAAAATTAAGAATTTAGATAGATATAATCTTCCTATTCTAATGTTAAATTTAAATGGAAAAATCATAAGAGAGTTTAGAAATATAAATTCATGTTCACGAGAATTACATGTTAGTTCTTCTAATATAAAATCAGTAATGAATGGTAAAACTAAAACATGTTTATCTCATATTTTTATAAAAAAAGTAGATTATGATGAATCTAAATTTACACAAATAATAGTTCCTGGTGGATGTACTGAGGTAAATCAATATGATTTAGATAATAATTTTATTAAAAGTTTTTTAAGTTTTAAAAATATTAGATTAGAATTAGAATTAAAAATAGGATGTGATCCTAATATTATAAGAGCTTGCAAATCTGAAAATAGAATAGCTTATGGTTTTAAATGGAAATATAAAAATTAATAAATATGATTAAGGGAATAAATAAAAACATAGATGAAAAAAGTTATCGAACAATTTGTCTTGACAGTGCTAGTTCTTTAAAAGATTTTTCACTAGATAGAAAATTATATTTTAAACGTTACGTTTTGTATGAGGTAGTAGAAGAGAAGTTTAATCAANCAATATTNATGGGAAATCTTGTTGATTGTATGTTATTAACNCCTAATTTATTTGATAATAAATTTTANATGTCAGCATGTGCNTCTNCNCCNNCNGGATTGATGTTAGAATTTGTAGAAGCTCTTTATAGAGCAACTAGAGATGCTATGGGAGAGGACAAAATCTTNACAAAGAATTTTGANGAACTNTCAAANATTGCATATTTAGCCAGTGGCTTCAAAATTAAANNTGAAGCAGTNATNGGTAAGTTTATGGATTCTGACAATCAAATTTACTATGACGAATTAGTAAAGGTGAGAACTAATAATCTACTAGTAGTTACAATTGATCAGGTAAATAAAGCTGAACAAATTGTTGAAGAATTAAAAGTTAATTTTGTAACTAAAGAAATTCTTACACGTATAAATAGTCAAAGATGGACTGTTCTAGTACAACATCAGGTAGAAAACTATTTGGTTGATAATCATCCTTTTAAGAGTATGATGGATTTATGTATTATAGACCATCAAGAAAAGATTATTCAGATTTATGACTTGAAATGTGTATGGACCGTTGAAGGCTTTTTTTCTGACTACTATCTTTTTCGTAGAGCATACATTCAGGGATATTTATATTGGAGAGCTGCTATGTATATGAGTAATGATATTAATAGTGAATTCTACGAATATACTGTTCTACCTCCAAGATTTATTGTATGTGATAGTATTAACTATTTTAATCCCTTAATATATACAATGTCAAATGATGATCTAAAGGATGCGTATGAAGGATTTGAACACAAAGGACATAAATATCCTGGTGTAAAAGAGATAATTTTAAATCTTGATTGGAATATAAATAATAATATCTGGGGGATGAGTAGAGAAAACTATATTAACAATGGTATAGTAAATATTAAAGATTTGAAAATATAAAATGATGTTAAAAAAAACAATCACGACTGTGTTCATGGTCCCAACGTTAGGTATAAGTAGTAAACTTCTTAATGATAATGGATTTATTAATGGTTATTCTAAAGATCTTCAGCAAGACATAGAATATAAAGATTCTGTATATTTATTATTTCAACCTAAAAATCTTAATCAATTTAAAGAATTTTTAGAGGATGAATATGAACGAACTAAACAGATAATTGAAGACTATGATCTTGCTAAAGGTTTTGTTGTTGTAGTATATAAGTTAGATCCTTTATATAAAGTTGATTTTGATTTAATACGAAAAAGTAAGTATTCAAAAACTTCTCCAGGTTTTCAAAATTTATTTCCAAGAATTAAAAAAATGAATCTTAACGGAATATCAAAAGATGAGATATCTTTGCAATATCGAATTTTTAATAGAACACAGGATCTAATTACTTTTTGGGAAGATA